AATTACATGATCCGCATATGTATATTGCCATGTACAAGTAAATGTTTCAATTGTATTTACTGCATCATGACTTAAATCAATTGGTGAAACAGAACTTGGCCATAGACCTTTAAGATCAACTTTTGTAACTGGTATTGAATTTCCAGTAGTTGAATCTTTTTTATCGTCTAATGAAAAAGAAGTAATAGTTGCTGAACCTAACATAGCGCTATGTGCTATACTTCCGGCTCCTCTAACGTTACCAACTGTTGAATTAATTTGTTCCATCCACCTTTCAATTCCAACTCTAATTTTCATACCTTCATCATTCAAAATGGTAGTTGTCCAATCCCCAAATGTTGTGTCTCCTGCAAAATAAACAGTTCTGCCAAAATACGAAACAGGAATTTCTCCTATATTATATCCTGGCATTGCTGTAGAATTAACAAGAAAGCGAAATTGTGATCCATTATCGTCACTATCATTTAAACCCGTTGTAGTGATTGATGATGGTACAGTAATATTTACTTCAAATAGATTAGCTCTCGCACCAGATTTTGTAATGTTTCCAACAAAGGAATCTACACTAAACTTTGTTGCCATTTATCTCTCCTTATTGTACTACTTCATTAAATGCAACACCAGTTCTAACTGCCACAAAACTAAGTTCAACAAAGTTGATGGATCTTGCTGGTTTCACATAAATTGCACCAACAAATTGATTTGAGTCAATTACTTGTGGTGTATTATTTGATTCATCACACACTACCAAGAAATCTGTAATACCACCTCTTGCTTGAATATCTCTCAAGAAAGGATCAACAATAGAAACAAACTGTGATCTTGTGAAATCATCATTGAATTCAAAGAGTGCTTGTTCTGCCGCTTGTGAAATAGATTTCTCAAGTGTTATGAAAAGTTGTCTTACATTAATTCTATCAAAAGCATTTGGTTTTGACAATAATGTTTTGTCTCCAAAAAGAACAGTTCCTTGTCCTGGAAATCTAACTACAGAATTAATACCCTTTGTGTAAAGTTTATCTCTATCTGCAGAAGATGGATTCCATGCAAGATCACCAACATTTCTAAGATTTCCTCTAGAAAAACCTGCTGGTGAAAAGAATGCTCCAGCTGTTTCTGATGTCAAGACTGTTAGTCCAGCAATGTCAGCGTTTAATGGAATAAATCTATCTGTTTGGTTATGTCTATCAAATTGTTTTTTCCAACCAGAATCAACTACACCATAAGAAGAACTTGGTAAAGCGTTTCTAAATGCGACAACCGCATTAGCTTTATCTGCATTTCCTACAACATCTGATTTTTCAGGAGAAACAAAAGCCATACAATCTTTTCTGTATTCAGCAACATTTGTTATAATATGTGAAGCAACTGTTGAATTAGCCTCACCAGCAAATAGTACTGATACTGAAGTATCTGATGCTTCTTTAAATTTATCCCAACCTGCTGTATAATCTGCATTGGATAAATTTTGCAATCCATCTATTCCACCATTAAAAGAATATGTTGCTACCTTACCACAAGCTGGAAATTTAACTGATCCTGCTGCATTTGATCCCCAAGATGATTCTGTACTATCATTAGAATTTTTAGTACTAATAGATCCTGATGGATGTGACATAAACCAAACAAACCTATCATTGTTTAATTTATTCTTATAATAGTCTGGTGAATTTTTTGCAACAGAAACATTAAAATACTTTTGAATCTGTGTACCAGCAGTTGATGATGTTCTTGTTGTTCCCCACATTCCAGTTTCATCAACTATTACAATATGAACTTCATCATTTGAAGCTCCAATGTTTTCACAAAATTGTGATGTTGTTGGTGCTTCCGCTTGTGTTTGAGAACTTCCAGGTGAACAAGCATATTCCCATTGTCTATTAAATGTTTTACTTGTCACTGCTGTTTTTGCTTTTGATACAAGTGTTAAAGCCGTATCAGATGCTATTGATGCAACTTTTAATCTTACTGAATTTGATGCATCATCTGTTACAGTAATAAAATCTCCAGGTTGTACTTGTCTTGTAAAAAATGTTCCAGTACCAGTTACCGATTTACTATTAACTGCAACTGATATTGTACCAAAAATAGCACTTGAATCTGATTCAAATCCAGAAGTTTTATAAACATTCATACTTACTGTAGTTTGTGCTGTTACTGATGATGCTCCAGGTGTTTGTACAACATATGCAGTATCAGTTCCAGTTGTATTCATAACATTATTAACTAAGTATTTTTCAGCACCAATCCAAATTGTATCATTGTCTCTGACTTCTTCATAAAAGTTGGCATCTGTACTAGACAATAATCCAGTTGTTCCATCAATTGTTATTGAACCAGTTAATGTCCCAGATTCTTTGTCTGGACCACAAATAGATATTTTTAAAGCGTTACCTCTTTGTCCCGCCCATTTTGCTACAAAAGGACCATAAGTTCCATTTTCACTTCCACCAGTCGATGGATCATAATTAACTTCATAACCTTCTTGATTTTTAATTAGTACTGTTGCACCCTCTTGTGTTGCACCATACGTTGTATTTGCTGTGGATGCATTTCTTGCTGAAGTGTTAGCAATTCTTGAAACTTCTACAGTACCTCCGTATGAAAGAAAGTTTGCACATGAATAATATGAAACAAATGTACTTTCATCTGGAATGTAAAATTGGTCGTCTAATTGGGATACTGTTGAAACTCTACCTCTTGCTGGATCTTCGATTGGACCCCAAAGGAAAGGCCCGGAAAACCCACCTTGCGTTGTGGCTATAGTAGGTACGACAGTAGTTAAGTCTATCTCTCTAGTGAGTACACCAGGGCTTACTGTGAATGGCATTTTTTTCTCCTATAAATATAATTATATTTAGTTGACTTTTAGCGTGTTAAGTATAGTTCTCTCAACCTACCAATAGTTCACGTATCTAATATATTTATCAAATTTCGGAGTTCCAGTATTTACCAGAACGAAATTCTTGCCATCCATGATATTCGGTAGGATCTAATTCATCTTCAAAACCATCATTGTAAAAACCTAAAGGAAGGGAATGTTCATCATTCATTCGCTCTTGTTGTTCCAACAATTCTTTTCTAATATCTGAATTTGTTATTTCTTTAAAATATCTTTGATTAACCAACCAACCAAATAAAACTAGACACATTACTAAGTCATCATTATATCCTTCTTCTGCTTGATAAGAAGTTCCTTTTTCAGCAAATGTCATAAATTCAGATATAATATCAAAATCTTCAATAAGTAAATGATCTTTTTCTATTAGTTCTTTTAAAGTTGAACAACCCATTCTTTTCACTGCTTTGGATGTGACAATTCCAACTCTTGAATTTTTCTTAAATCCACCACTAACTTCTTGTCCACCATGTGCTGCTGATGTTATTATTGTATTTTCATATTCTATATCATAATATAAAATATCAGCAACCTGATTTCCATTTCCATTTGTTTCCACTAAAGCATAAGATCCATTATATTTTTTAGATATTTGTTCAACCACATGAGGAAATATGATTGGTGATATTTCATTATTTCTATATTTTGCAACAACTTTATATGGTATTTGTGTAACATCTATAATTAGAAATGCAGAATAATCTTGGCCAATGCCTGAAGCAGTGTCAACTAAAGTACAATAGATATGTCCCTTTTGCGATTCTTCATATACATCAAGTTCTTCTTGTTTTCTTACTGGATTTCTATATGGCATGTTTCTTAATTTATTTGGATCAATTAAAGTGTTTGTAGATCCTAAAAATTCACATTCAAATTCTTGTCTCCATTGTCTTTCACTTGTGTTATCAATTGTTTGTTTTTTCCATGCTTCATCTCTACCAGGAACATCATTCCAATTAATAGCAAATGGTATATAATTGTTTCTTTTTTCTTCCGCGTCAATCCACATCTTATAAAACTTATTCATTCCATTAGGAGTTGATACAATAAAAACTTTTGTAGATTGACCAGATGAAATAGTAGGATATACAGAGTCAAAAAATTCTTCTGCTAAAGATGGTGGATCAACGTGTGCAAACTCATCAAGAAAAATTACATTAAATGAAGATCCTCGAACCGCAGATGATGATGTTGCTGCTGCCATTACTTTACTTCCATTTTCTAATTCGATATTACCTTTATTCCAAACTGTTATTCCTTGTTGTAACCAAGATGGTAAATGTTCAAAAGACATTTGCAATCTACTTAAAAGTTCTCTAGCAAGTGAGCCTTTGTTTGCAAGAATTCCAACTTGCACACTTTCATTAAAAAGTATATAATGTAAAAGGTAAGAAATGATTGTAGTTGATTTTCCAGACTGTCTAGGAAGTTTTGAAATTACAAATCTATTATTATGAAAGGTTTGAATCATCCTTTCTTGATATTCATATAATTTAAAAGGAACTAACCCGTGATCTACATGAACAATTTGAACATAGTTTTCTATGAAGTATTGTGGATCAGTTGAACATTTAATTAATTCTTTTACTTGTTCAGGTGTAAAATTTATCTGAACATTTGAATTTTTTAAATTTGGATTACCAAGATAATTTTCAGAGGGCATTAATTTTTTACAATAAACTCAACTTCATTATTATTAATTTTTGCGGTAACTAATGTGTGTAAATCTTCTTTAATTGTAGATATATCTGTTTGTATTGAACTAATTCTTTCATTAATTACCGCAATATCCGATTTGTGGGTAACAACTTCCAATGACATCCATCCCACCAAAGTTAAAGTAGCAGTGAGAAATATTGGTTCTACTAGTTTCCAATGTTCTGTCATATAAAACTTTAATATTAACTTCCGTATGTTCCCATTGCATTACTTGCATATGAAACAGAAGTTAAACTTGCTCCTGATCCAGTTGCAGCAATTGTGTCAGCTGGTGCTTTTCTAACAAGTAATGAATTACCTGCAGGAATTATCAAAGTTCCGCTATTACCTGAACCATTTGTAACACTACCATCTAATGTTATTGTTACTGCCGCTCCAGCTGATGCTGCACACCAAACCATGGTTGCATTAGAGAGAGTGGTTGCTGACCCTCCTGCATCTTGTGTTCCTTTTATACTAATTGCGTCCATATTATTTTTTCCTTTTAAATATTTATATTAACTCTTTGTTCTATACATTGAAGTCCAACCTGTGTCAGTATTGACGTAAACAAGCACAAAAGATGCACCATTTGTTGCTAGTGTAAGATCTACAGTATCTGCATTAATTTTATGACTATTCCTATCAATAGTAATATTATTAGTTGATGAATCATGACCGGCATCAACAATTTCTATTTGATCTCCCATAGAAGCGGATGCAGGTAATGTCATTGTTAAACCAGAACTTGGAGTATAAGTATCAACTAATAGTCTATCACCAGCAGATGCGGTATAATTTGTAGTTTTTAACTGCCAAGGTGAAATTCCACCAGAGCCTGCTAAGTATGCTTTAATAGATTGTTGTGTTGCTAAAGCGGTATCACTATCTGATGCAAAATTATCTTCATCTAAAATTCTATCAACTCTTGAACCAGTTGAAAGACTTATTCCATATTCTGAAATATTAAGTTCTTCTGTTCCAGCTACACCAACACTTACGTTTGCATTTGTTCCTGAATCTGATATTGAAACATTAGATGATAGAACTTTAATTGAAGGTGCCACACCAGAATCAATATATGCTTTAATAGATTGTTGTGTTGCTAAAGCACTATCTGAATTTGTTGCTAAAGTATCTTCATCTAATATTGAATTAACCCTACCACCTGTTTTTAATTTTAAACCAGATTCAGAAACACTTAATTCTTCTGTTCCAGCAACTGCTACTGCAATATTAGCATTTGTTCCAGTGTCATTAATATTCACATTGGAACTCAATTTTTCAATTTTTTCTAAGTATACTGTTACTGTAGGATCATGGATATAATCTATTGAATTATATGAAGTTGTTCCATC